ACGTTACAAAAAGAAACCGCAATGGACAGACTAGCTCAGGACTATATTCTTTGTTCATACCTATGGAATGGAATTACGAAGGATTCATTGATACTTATGGACACCCTGTCTTTGATACGCCGACAAAACCAGTTGAAGGTGCAGACGGGCTTCAAATTGAAGTAGGTGTTATAAACCACTGGGAAAACGAAGTTGATGGTCTAAAAGGTGATCAAGATAGTTTAAACGAATATTACAGGCAGTTTCCCCGTACAGAGCAACATGCTTTTAGAGATGAAACAAAACAGTCTTTATTTAATCTAACTAAGATATACGAACAGATAGATTATAACGACGAGTCTGATAACTCTAAATTAGTAACAAGAGGTAACTTTGTTTGGCAAGGTGGTATAAAAGATACCGTCGTTAATTTTATGCCAAATAAAAATGGTAGGTTCTTAGTTTCATGGGTTCCACCTATAGAATTACAAAATCGTGTAATAATAAAAAATGGAGTTAAATATCCTGGCAACGAGCATTGTGGTGCTTTTGGATGTGACTCATACGATATATCAGGTACAGTAGATAATAGAGGATCTAACGGAGCTCTTCACGGACTTACAAAGTTTTCTATGGAAAACGTACCGGCTAATATGTTTTTCTTAGAATATATATCAAGACCTCCAACGGCTGAGATATTCTTTGAAGATGTGCTTATGGCTTTGCATTTTTACGGAATGCCATTGCTTGCAGAAAATAATAAACCTAGACTTTTATATTATTTAAAACGTAGAGGTTACAGAGCTTTCTCAATGAACAGACCAGATAAATTGAAACTGTCTGTGGCAGAAAGAGAGATAGGTGGAATACCTAACTCATCAGAAGATATTAAACAAGCACACGCTGCTGCTATAGAATCTTATATAGAAGATTTTGTTGGGCTAAAAGAAACTATGTATGGTAATATGTATTTTCAAGAAACTCTAGAAGATTGGGCTAAGTTTAATATAAACAATAGGACAAAGCACGATGCTTCTATAAGCTCTGGCTTAGCTATTATGGCATGTAATAAAAACAGATATACACCTGTAAATATAGGTAAAAAAAATATTGTTTCTTTAGGTTTTAAAAAATTTGATAACCAAGGTAATATTTCAAAAATAATAAAATAGATGGTTTACACTAATGTTAATAGTTCTTTTCCAAGTCAGGTGGTACCAGACGTAGAGAAATCAGCATACGACTACGGTCTTCAAGTTGGTAGAGCTATAGAAGGAGAATGGTTCCGCGGCGATAGAGGCTTAGGTGCTGGTGGTCGTTTTGGAAACAATTGGCAGTATTTTCATAACTTAAGACTTTACGCTAGAGGTGAACAATCTGTTCAAAAATATAAAGATGAATTATCCATTAATGGTGATTTGTCTTATTTAAATCTAGACTGGAAACCAGTAGCTGTTTTATCTAAGTTTGTAGATATTGTAGTTAATGGTATGACTGATAAAGGTTATCAAATAAAATCATTTGCTTCAGATCCATATGCTGTAAAAGAAAGAACTGATTATACTTCAAAAATACTTAGAGATATGAACTCTAAGCCACTTTTAGAATCTATACAACAAAATCTTGGTGTTGATCTTTTTAACACTTCTGATGTAGGTAGTTTACCAGAAAGCAAAGAAGAATTAGATTTATATATTCAATTAAATTATAAGCAAGCTATTGAAATAGCAGAAGAAGAAGCTATATCTAATGTTTTTGATTATAATAAGTATGATGAAACTAAAAAAAGATTAGCCTATGACTTAACAGTATTAGGTATATCAGCTGTTAAAACTGATTTTAATTTAGCTAATGGTGTTACTGTTGATTACGTAGATCCCGTTAATTTAGTATATTCTTACACAGAAGATCCTAATTTTGAAGATATATACTATGCGGGCGAAGTTAAAAGCATTAGCCTTGAAGAACTAAAAAAACAGTTTCCTAATTTAACAGATTTTGATTTAAAAGAAATAGAAAAATATCCTGGTAATTCTAATTATACTAGAAATTACTACGCGCAAGATGATGATTATAGTCAAATACAAGTTTTGTATTTTGAGTATAAGACATATCAAAATCAAGTGTTTAAAATAAAACAAACGGACCAAGGTCTTGAAAAAGCTTTAGAAAAACCAGATACATTTGATCCACCTGAAAGCGATAATTTTGATAGAGTTCATAGAGCTATAGAAGTTTTATATAGTGGCGCTAAAATACTTGGTCATGAAAAAATGCTTAAATGGGAGTTAGCAGAAAACATGACTAGACCGTATAGCAATCAGACTAAAGTTCAAATGAATTATGCTATATCCGCGCCTAGAATGTATAAAGGTCGCATAGAGTCACTTGTAAGTAAATGTATTGGTTTTGCCGATATGATACAACTAACACATTTAAAAATACAACAAGTACTAGCGCGTATGGTACCTGACGGAGTATTTGTAGATGTAGATGGTTTAGCAGAAGTTGATCTTGGTAATGGTACAAATTACAATCCACAAGAAGCTCTTAATATGTACTTCCAAACTGGTAGTATCGTAGGTAGAAGTTTAACGCAAGACGGTGATCCTAACAGAGGTAAAGTACCTATTCAAGAATTACAAACGTCTTCTGGCATGGCTAAGATACAAGCGCTGATACAAACATATCAGTATTACTTGCAAATGATAAGAGACGTAACCGGATTAAACGAAGCTAGAGATGGTAGTCAACCAGCTAAAGATTCGTTAGTTGGTTTACAAAAACTAGCAGCAGCAGCGTCTAACATGGCTACTAAGCATATATTACAATCTTTAATGTATTTAACAATACGATCCGCTGAAAATATTAGCTTACGTATTGGAGATATGCTTAACTTTCCTTTAACAAAAGAGGCTTTATTAAATTCTATAAATTCTTTTAACGTCGCTACATTAACTGAAGTAGACCAACTAAACATGCATGAGTTTGGTATATTTTTAGAACTTGAACCTGAAGAAGAGGAAAAGCAAACCTTAGAAAAAAATATACAAATAGCTTTGCAAGCGGGACAAATTGGTTTAGAAGATGCTATTGATATTAGGCAGATAAGCAACATAAAGCTTGCTAATCAATATCTTAAGTTAAGTCAAAAGAAAAAAAGACAAAGAGATCAAGAAGCGCAACAAGCTAATATACAAGCGCAAGCACAAGCAAACGCTCAATCTGCTGAACAAGCGGCTATGGCTGAAGTTCAAAAACAACAAGCGCTTACACAAGAAAAGGTTAGTATTGAACAAGCTAAATCACAGTTTGAAATACAACGTATGCAGACAGAAGCTCAAATAAAAAGAGAGTTAATGGCTGAAGAATTTAATTACAATATACAGTTAGCAAGAGCTAGGGCTGATGTAGAAAAAGCTAAAGAACAGGAAATAGAAAATCGTAAAGACGAACGTGCTAGAATTATAGGTACACAACAATCAGAAATGATTGCGCAACGTCAAAACGATGAACTACCTAAAAACTTTGAGTCATCAGGATTTGACTCGTTAGGAGGATTTGGACTTGAACAGTTTGAACCTCGTTGAAAATAAAATCCTTTAATTTTATACTATTATATTATGTCAGAAGAAGTAAAACAAGAAGGAGAGTTTAAAATAAAAACCCCTTCAAAGCCTAAAAATTTAGGTAAATCAAGTGATCAAGTTACTAAGGTTGGTATTAAAGAACCTTTAATAGAAACAGAACCAGAAGTTACTAAAGTAATAATAAAAGAAGAAGACGATGCCGTTCAAACACAGGAGACAAATGATAGCAATGTTATTGTCGAAGAGTCCCCGAACAGTAGCCATAGCCAAGAGGTGGTTGAAGAAGTACGGGACTCCAACGAAGAAATAGATTCCCCATTATCTGTTATTGAAGGTACTGAAGAAGAAGAAACTGAAGTAACTAAAGAAGTAGAGCAAGCTGTACAAGAGCAAAGAGTTCTACCTGAAAATATTGAAAAGCTAGTTTCTTTTATGGAAGAAACAGGCGGAACTGTACAAGACTATGTTAGGCTTAATGCAGATTATACCAATGTTGATAATAAAACTTTAATTAGTGAATATTATAAACAAACTAAACCACACTTAGATTCTGAAGATATAAGTCTTTTACTAGAGGACTTTGATTATGACGATGATATAGATGAACCAAAAGAAATACGCAAAAAGAAAATTGCGTTTAAAGAGGAGGCTGCAAAAGCTAAAGACTTTCTTGAAGGCTTAAAAGGTAAATACTACGACGAGATCAAGTTGAGACCGGGCGTAACCCAAGAGCAACAAAAAGCTACGGACTTTTTCAACCGATACAACGAAGAGCAAAGCGCAAACGAAGCTAAGCACGAGGTTTTTAAACAAAAAACTAAACAGTTACTTAACGAAGATTTTAAAGGTTTTGATTTCAATGTTAGTGATAAAAAGTTTAGGTATGGAGTTAAAAATCCATCACAGGTAGCAGAGCAACAATCTGATATTTCAAATTTTATTAAGACGTTCTTAAATGAAAAAGGAGAGATACAAGATGCTAAAGGCTATCACAAAGCTTTATATGCAGCGCGAAACGCTGATACTATAGCACAGCATTTTTACGAGCAAGGCAAAGCCGATGCAGTTAAAGATGTTATGGCTAAATCTAAAAACATAAGCACAGAACCTAGGCAAACAGCTTCTGGTGATGTGTTTGTTAATGGATTAAAAGTAAAAGCTGTTAGCGGTCTTGATTCTTCAAAATTAAAAATCAAAACTAAAAAATTTAACTAATAAAAATTATTTAAAATGGCTGGAACACTATCTCCAACATTTGGTACTTTAGTACCATCTCAAAAACAACAAATTTTAGATAGCAATTATCTAAAGTTTAACGACGGTTCAGGTAATGACTTTGCGCAGCAATATCTACCTGAAATCTATGAGCAAGAAGTAGAGCGTTACGGTAACCGTACGCTATCTGGATTCTTACGAATGGTAGGCGCTGAAATGCCAATGACATCTGATCAAGTAATTTGGTCTGAGCAAAACCGACTACATATTTCTTACACAGATGTAGCTGCAAACCTAGCTAACGCAACACACTTAGACCTTACAACCGTAAACGGAACTACCGTAGTGAACGTAATCTCTATTAACGATACTATCGTTATTATGGATGTTTCAGACGGTGGTGAAGCTAAAGGTATTGTAACTGATGTGCCTGTTGCTAACGGTGGTACTCTTGCTGATGCCGGTCATATTGCTGTACAGCTTTATGGAGGTTCAGACGTACAAACTGTGTTTGCTTCAGCAACTGATTTGAAAATCTTTGTATATGGATCTGACTATACTAAAGGCACTTCAATTGGTACTGGTGCTGGTAACTCAGCTACACGCGTAAGTGTAACTCCACAGTTAACTCAATATGCCAACTCTCCAGTAATTATTCGTAATCAATACGTTGTATCAGGTTCTGATACTGCGCAGATTGGTTGGGTAGAAGTAGCGACTGAAGACGGAACTTCTGGATATCTATGGTATCTAAAAGCTGAGTCTGAAACTCGTCTACGTTTCGAAGATTACTTAGAAATGGCTTTAGTTGAAGGTGAATTAAATACCAACGCTGGTGCTGGTAACTACCAAGCTAGCAAACTTCCTGGCACGCAAGGTTTATTTGCTGCTATCGAAGAGCGTGGTAACAAAATGGTAGGATTTACTGCAGCTGATGGTTTAGCTGATTTTGACAATATCCTTAAAAATCTAGATACTCAAGGCGCTATTGAAGAAAACATGCTTTTCTTAAATCGCCAAACATCTCTAGACTTTGACGATATGCTAGCTGGAGTAGGATCACCTGCTACCGGAACTTACCAAGGTGGTAGTTCTTATGGTTTGTTTGAAAACTCTGAAGACATGGCATTAAACCTTGGCTTTAGTGGTTTCCGTAGAGGTTCTTATGACTTCTATAAAACTGACTGGAAATATCTAAATGACGCTTCTACTCGTGGCGCTATTGATGGAATTAGTTCTATTGAAGGTGTATTAGTTCCTGCTGGTACTTCAACTGTATATGACCAAATTCTTGGTTCTAACATCCGTCGTCCATTCTTGCACGTACGATATAGAGCATCACAAAGTGATGATCGTCGTATGAAGACTTGGTTGACTGGTTCAGTTGGTGGTGCTTACACTTCAACTCTTGATGCAATGGAAGTAAACTTCCTATCTGAAAGATGTTTGGTAACTCAAGGTGCTAATAACTTTGTTATTTTCAAAGGAGTGGCATAATTACATAGGTAAGATTTACCCCTGAAATTACATCAGGGGTAATACTTACTTTTATTAACTATTTAATTTTATTATATTATGGCTAAAGAAGCTAAAGCAGTAGAAACAACTGAGGTTGCGCCTCAAAAAACAGTTAAGGCTAAAACTGTAGAACAAAAACCAAACAAACCTGAATGGGAAATTAAAGATAGAATTTATTATTTAAAAGGAAATAAATCACCTTTAACATTAACTATTCCCAGTAGGCATACAAGAAAACATGCTTTAATTTATTTTGACGCTAAAACAGGCGTGCAAAAAGAATTAAGATATGCAACTAATCAAGACTCACCTTTTGTTTTAGAACAAAAAGGAGAATCAACATTAGGACATATAATGTTTAAAAATGGATCTTTGCAAGTTCCTAAAGAAAAACAAAACCTACAAAAACTACTTTCATTATACCACCCATTAAAAGATAAAGTATACCAAGAGTTTAGCGCGGTAGCAGAAGCTGAAGACGAACTAGATATTATTGAACTTCAAGTAGATGCATTAAACGCTGCTAGAGAAATGGACGTAGATCAATCAGAAGCTATAATGCGTGTTGAGTTAGGTTCTAAAGTATCTAAGATGAGTTCTAAAGAACTTAAACGAGACTTATTATTATTTGCTAAGAAAAACCCTAGTTTGTTTTTAGAATTAGCAAATGATGAAAACGTACAACTCAGAAATATAGCGATAATTGCTGCAGAATCTGGCATAGTTAAACTATCGCAAGACCAAAGAACATTTACTTGGGGTAGCAATGGAAGAAAATTAATGAACGTACCATTTGATGAAAACCCATACTCAGCAATGGCTGCTTGGTTTAAAACAGACGAAGGCGTAGAAGTTTACAAATCAATAGAGAAAAAACTTCTATAACATGTAACAATATAAAAGGGCGTGTAATGCGCCCTTATATATAAATAAAAAAATAAATGGCAATAAGCGTAGATCAAGTGTATAGAACTGTTCTATTAATAATGAACAAGGAGCAGCGTGGTTATTTAACACCTGATGATTTTAATAAAATAGGTACTCAAGTTCAACTTGAAATGTTTAATGAATATTTTGAAGAACTAAACCAACAAACAAGAGTGCCTCAAAATGAAAACGAATACGCTGATAGAATAAAAAATTTAGAGGAAAAATTAGCGCCTTTTAAAACACTACCAACAACTGCAGTTTATAATTCAGATTATTTTAATTTACCTACAACTTCATCACCTGTAGCGCAGGAAACTATTCAAACAGTAGTTAATCAAAGTGCATATGCTTTTACCACCTTGCAAGCCTCTCAAGTTTCTGACGGTGTTACGTTCGTTTATTTTGATGGTGTTTTACAATCAGAAGGACCAAGTGGCAGCTATCAAATAACAGGAGGTGGTTCAGTTTTAACTTTAAACTCTATACCTTCTACCGTTTTTGAAATATTAGTTGTATTATATCAAGATGATTTTTATAAAATTGGGACTGTAATTTATAAAGACGAAAAAGAAGTAGAGCTAATAGAAAGAAATGACTTTTTAAGGATTAACATGTCCCCATTAACTAAACCTACGTTTTCTTTTCCTGTTTATATATTTGAAAACAATAAACTTTATGTAAAACCCACAAGCATAACAAGTGATATTAAAGTTTCTTATTTAAAAAAACCAGCTAACGTTAATTGGGGGTTTACATCTAGTGGTAATGGTTATGTATACGACCCATCTACATCTGTTGATTTTTTGTTACAACCAACAGAGCAAACTTCAGTTATAACAAGAGTACTTTTATATGCTGGAGTTGTTGTAAGAAATCCACAATTAATTCAAATAGCAGCTAGCCAAATTCAATCAGAAAAAGTAAACGAAAAAAGCTAAAGTATGTCACTACTCAAAGAAAACAACAGACAATATTATGAAGGCGCTCAAGGTTTTCAAGGCGATGGAAATAAAGTTAGCTTTACAACTACTTTTAATACTGATTTAATATTTGGCGCGGCGAGCAATGCTGAGGTTAGTTATGGTTTAAATAACTTTAAATTATATTCAAGCGTTGCGGGTGGTCCTGGAACTTGGACAGAGTTGCTTAGTGGTTATACAGTTTCTAAAAATACTATAACTTTTGACGTAGCACCAGCTCTTAATGAATATATAGTTGTACAGCTAAAAAAATTAGACGGTGGTAATTACGCTGCAACTGCTGGTGAAAAAGCTTATGGTAATACTGTTGAAGATAATTACGGTTCATATTCCTATGTGAAAATTGAAGACATTGTAAATAACTTTTTACTTGCTTATGTTGGTACTAACAAATTAATACCAAATATAAAAAGAACAGACGTTATATTTCACGCTAAAAGAGCTTTACAAGAATTTAGCTATGACACTTTAAAAAGCGTAAACTCTCAAGAACTTAATATACCTAAAAATTTAAGTGTAGTTATACCACAAGATTACGTTAACTACGTTAATCTTTATTGGATAGATGACCAAGGTGTTAAACATATTATAATGCCTTCTAATAACTTAACAGGTAGCCCATACGAAACTCCCATACAAGACAATAAAGGCATTCCAGTTCAAGATAACTTCAACAACAATATTGAAGGTACTTCTTTAATAGAAGAAAGGTGGAGAGAAAATCAATTAAAAAATTTAGACGAAAATATTTTAGACAACGCAAACGGTAGTTGGGACTGGGATTATTACTACGGTTGGCAGTCTGCTGGCTACGGCCAATTGTATGGCATGGATCCTCAATACGCAAACGCGAATGGTTATTTTAACATTAACGACCGCGAGGGTAAAATATCTTTTTCTGCAAATCTTGTAGATAAATTAATAATATTAGAATATATATCAGATGGTTTATCAAACGATCTAAACACTAGAGTACCTAAAATGGCTGAAGAAGCTATGTATGCTTATATATCTCATGCTGTAATAGCTAGTAGAATAAATCAACCTGAGTATGTAGTACAAAGGTTAAAGCGTGAAAAAAGCGCAAAGCTTAGAAATGCTAAAATACGTTTGTCAAATATTAAGCTTAATGAAATAGTGCAGGTTATGCGTGGAAAATCTAAATGGATAAAACATTAAATTAAATGGCTGAAGCTAAAAACAATTTTCTAAAGGCAAAAATGAATCAAGACCTGGACGACAGGTTGTTGCCTAATGGCGAATACAGAACTGCTCAGAATATACTAGTTGGTAAGTCTGAAGAAGATAGCGTTGGTACAGTTGAAAATATTAAAGGTAATACTGTTCTTTCTTCAACACAAATTTCAGACGGTATTTATGGACCTATGAATATTATAGGTTATTTTATGGACGCTACGAACGATCGTATTTTTACATTTTTAACAGATTTTACAGGTGTAGATATAGAAAATAATCCAATAGCTTCTACACCTAGTGATGCACATTGTTCTATACGTGTATATAGTATAAACACAGATTCGTATTCTATTTTAGTTGAAGGTTCTTTTTTGAATTTTTCCACTCAAAACCCTATTATAGCTGTAAATCTTTTAGAGGATTTATTATTTTTTACAGACAATAGAAATCAACCTAGAAAAATAAATGTAAATATTGCTTTAAGCGAAGGAGCTTCACATTATTATAAAGAAAACCATATATCAGTAGCTAAATATAATCCTTATCAACCTATTTCTCTTGTAAAAGAAATTAAAGAAACTGTTATCAGTAAAGATCCTACCACTCAATCGATATTTGACGTTGAAGAAAATTTAGAAATAGTTTCAGGTATGGCTGTTGTTGTTTTAGATGGCAACTCAGAAGTAATAAGTGGAACAGACGATGTTGTGGTTCTTACTGCCGTCCCGTCTTCAACGCCAGGACAAACAACGGTGACAATATCTCAGCTTGGCTACGATATTGAACCAGGATATACAGCTTGTTTTTTAGCTTCTACAATGACAGATGAGGCTGATGTTGTCACGTGGCCAGGTGATCCTGATTATTTAGAAGATAAGTTTGTAAGATTTGCGTATAGATTTAAATTTGAAGATAACGAATATTCTATATTTTCTCCATTTACACAAATAGCTTTTATACCTAAATACAACGGTTATTTTCTTGGGAGCACACAAAAAAATGCTGTTTCAAGCACTATATTAAGTTGGTTTGAAAACAGAATAAATAATATAGAACTTATAATACCTTTGCCTGACAAAGCAAACAAAATAAACAGTTCTTATAAAATATCATCAATAGATGTATTATACAAAGAGTCAGATTCTATTGTAGTAAAAGTTCTTGATACAATAAACACAAATAGTTTAACTTCAGAAAATACTTTTTATACTTATTCTTATCAATCAAGAAAACCCATAAGAACGCTACCACAAGATCAAACTGTTAGAGTTTATGACAAAGTTCCTGTTGTAGCTAAAACTCAAGAAATATCTAGCAATAGAATTATTTATGGGAATTTTTTAACAAAGCATACTCCTCCAGAAGTTATAAATTATACTGTAAATTTTCAACCTAAAATAGCCACTTGTGATTACCCAGATTTTGTAGAATATCCTAATCACACTGTAAAACAAAATAGAAACTATCAAGTTGGTTTTGTTTTATCAGATAAATTTGGAAGGCAATCTGATGTGATACTTTCTCCAGTATCTAAGTCTACTACATCCGGTGGAGGCTTTGGTGGTTCTACTATTTATGCAGAATATATTCAAGATGATCCAGCTGGGTCAGGAATACATGATCCAAGCTTTATGCCTAATGGTGTTAGGGGTTGGCAAGGTAACTCACTTATAGTTCAAGTAAATGATCCTATACAAGGAAACTTTAACACACCTTTATACGCAACTCCTACGGGAAATTCTGCAGGTTTTGAACTTGATAAAACAACCTCAACAACAATAACCGAAACAACATATACCTTTACAGTAACAACCTCAACACCTGTTGATAATATTCCAGTTAAAAACAATTATCTTAGAGGTAAGTTTATCGATTATGTTGAAGTTACGGGTGTAGATAGCTCTTCCGCTCCAACATATACTTTGACTGTGAGTGGACAAGTAAGTGATAGTTACGCTTTAAACCAAGCTAATCCTAAAGATTTAAAATTTGCATATGTAATAAATCCTTTGGGTTGGTATTCGTATAAAGTTGTAGTAAAACAAACTGAGCAAGATTATTATAATGTATACCTACCTAGCGCTTTTGCCGCAAGAAATTTACTAGAAGATTCAACAGATACTGACTCAGGAGTTTCGTATCTTACTTTAATAAATGATAATATAAATAAAATACCACGAGATTTATCAGAAGTAGGTCCAGATCAAAAACAATATAGAAGTAGCGTAAGATTATTTGGTAGGGTTAATCCTTTTGTAGAAGGATCAGCTCCTAATTATATATTTCAAAACAAACAATATTTTCCAAGTAGGTTATCAGACACGTCTACATCTGTTGGAAACGCACAAGATTTAATAGGAGAAGATAAAAATCAAAGCCGTACTTGGTCAGCTGTAATATACGATACTCCTAATCTTACTACTGCTAGCACAATTAAAGTTATAGGTCAAGAACCTTTTGACGAAATTCCTCAATATGCAATATTAACAGATACTGATGCTACTGGTTTTACGGTTGGAACTCAAGTTATTTCTTCTACTAATACAGGTATAAGAAGACAGACATCGCCATTTGAAGCATCTGGCATGACGGCTATTATAAAGCTAAACGCTTCTTTAAATGTAGCTAATGAAAACTATGTTAATTTTAAAATTAGTCCAGGAGATTATATTTATCAAGCAGAATCTAATCCAATATTAGCAAGAATTTCAACTGAAAAACAATTTGGATTGAATTGGCAATTTTTTGAAGCTGATACAGCTAGTGATCCAGAAGAAAGATTTAGCTTAGCAGTTTACGAAACCGAGCCTGTTACATCAGCATTAGATATATATTGGGAATCTAGCTCTTCAGGTCTTTTATCTGATATAAACGAAAGTGTAGCTCTTGAATACGACGGGCCGGTAGAAATACAAGATCCTCTTTTTGAATTATTTGAAACAGATCCAATAGGTCACGTAGTAACCAACAATACGTTTAAACCTTTAGATCAACTTGGTGTAGAGTTGCCTTTAACAAGTCCTGGTGCTTTTTCTGTTGTTGAATTAAACTCAGGTTTAGATGTAACAAATAGATTTGAGCTTTTACAAATTACAGATCCTCTCGATCTTGATTTTGGTTCATACTATATAGAAACAAGATCGTTGTTTACGTACGTATTCCAAAGCAGTTCTACAGATATATACGTATTTAACATACAGTTTTTAAATGATGATCCTAATACTGATTGGGAGTCTGGATCAATTTCTTTTCAAGGAAGATTAACAAACAAACCACCAAGTTTTACAGTACCTAATCCACCAGTTTATGTAATTCCTCCAAACGCCCCAGCTAATACGCTGATACATGATTTTTCTAATAACAATCCTTTAAATGGAACTGTAGATGTTAATAGAAATACAGAAGGTTTGTCGTGGAGGATTGTTAATGGTAATACTCAAGGGTATTTTATTTTAGATATAAAAAGCGGTGAATTAAAATTAAGCTCACTAGGGGTGTTAGCTGGCAATGGAACTTATCCTATAGATATAGAATTAACTGATGCTACTGATGCTTCTGGAAGCCAAACATTACCGGGTACTTTAAGTGATACTAAAACAGTGCAAATTGTAAAAGGATATGCAAGAACTGGTTTTTCCAACACAGTCAACTGCAGGAACTTCGGATTAGATTCGAACAATCTTAATAAAGATTTTGTTTGTTATTTGTCTAAATTTAATTACGCTGATAGTGAGTTTAATTCTTTTTTACCAAGCTCCACTTCCAATTTAGATACTATAAGATTAGCAGAGTTTTTGGAGCAAGGAGAGTTTGTTTTTGGAATGGAAAGTTGGGGCTTATATCCTGACCAAAGCAACGTTTTTAGCAACGTTGGTTGTAACTTTAAAATTGAAGCTTATAAAAGAAAAGTAGATGCTGATGGTAATGTTGTTCCTGGAGCCTTATGGATTGAAGCTAAAGATTTAAATAATAGAGATAATTCTGACTACGCTGCTGCTGGGAATTTTATTAATTTAATAAACACTGGTGATCCAAATATTCCTAGTGGAAATTTTAACCCAGGATATGCAGGTGATTACCAATTTTCTTCTTATTGGGCTGGAAACGATCCTTTATACGAATATGCTTTTTGGGTGCGAGCAACAAAGAAAATATCTAACGGTAATCCAACTGTTGGTGGATGTTTTACTTTAAGAGACCTACATTACAATGGCATGGCCAATAACAATCCCGAACAGGTTATATATAAATTTAAATACGATGCAACTCGCGATGTTTATTGTGATTCACCTTTACATGAATTTAACAAACAGTATTTTGAAGATGTAAACTTAACTACGCCTGTTCAAGTTAATCCACCTGGCTTTAGTGGTAATGACGCTTCTTTCGAATTATTATCAAGAGAACCTTTTGATGGTGATCCAGCTGTAAATCTTAAAGATAGGTATGTTAACTTTGAAGACTTTTTTAACGGAACAACAAGAGCGGTGCCATACTCATGGTTTCAAAGAGGACTTGCTTATTTTGATATTGATAACAAAGCTGATGAAAATAATTCCCCAATAACATTAACGCAAAAAGACGCTGATTATGCGCCTGGATATCCAAGTCAATTTACAACATACACTACTTTCCCATACGCTACCCCTTGGATGCGCGGTTTAGACCTTACGGATATTACCGATAACGTGTATTGGGTCGATTAGTAATTAATTATAAAAACAAGTAATTAAATATATATGTCAGCTACTATAGAAGTTAAATATTACAACTCTTTTTGGTTAAAATCAACCAATACAGATCAAGAAGGAGATGATATATCTTGGTATATTGAAGAAGCTCGTATTCGTGGCGGTTATAATAATACCACTGTTGATTTTGGTGTAAAAGCATACGCTGTAGACGCAGTTTCAAAAGGTGAAGTAAAAAGTAATTCTCTTATTTATTCAGGTATTTATAATTCTAGGACAGGTATAAACAATACAAATCAATTTTCTGTAGCTGAAGATATTACTAAATCTTTAGATCCAGCAAACGGTAGTATACAAAAATTACATGCTGAAGATACCAACCTTATTATATTCCAAGAAAACAAAGTAAGTAGAGCTTTGATAGACAAAGACGCTATATACTCTGCAGAAGGACAGGGCACTGCTGTTAGTACAGCTAACTTAGTTATAGGTCAAATAGTTCCTTATGGCGGAAAATATGGAATATCAAAAGATCCAGAAAGCTTTGCTATATACGGGTATAGAAAATATTTTACAGATAGAAGACGAAACGCTGTGTTAAGACTTTCTTTAGATGGCATAGAAGAAATATCAAGATATGGTATGACTGATTTTTGGAGAGACGAATTATCACAAATACCTGATGATGGAACTGTAGTTGGTGGGTTTGATTTGCATACTAAAAAGTATGAAGTTTCAATATTAAAACAAGGTCAATTTACAAGATCCATAGATAACATTGATACAGATTATAAAACGCTTTCATTTGACGAAAGCGTAAGAGGCTGGACAAGTTTTTATACTTACGCCCCTGACTTTGTGGCTAGTTTAAAAAATAAATTTTATTCATTTAAAGATGGTGCTATATGGCAACACTATAGTGAAGAATCATCAGCTAGACGATGCAATTTTTACAACATCCCTTCAACTGCTAAGGTTAAGTTTATATTTAATCAAAACCCTTCACTTGTAAAAAACTTTCAAACAATTAATTACGAAGGATCTAAAAACTGGACTGTCTCTAATCTTTATACTAATGAAGATATAGGTAAGTATATAAACTATTATACCCAATCAAACACACAGCAGAGTTTAGAAAACAATTTATTTTCAAATAGCTTCTCAAAAAAAGAAGATAAATATTTTGCAAATATTATAAACGAAACTCCTCAAAATAATAGAGAAGTGTTATTTGGTAAATCAATGAGTGGTATTAAAGGTTTTTTCGCTATCGTTGAAATGGAAGTTAATGGTACAAACGCTGAGCAGTTTAATGAACTTTTCGCAGTATCAACTGAATACGTAGAATCATCATATTAAAAAATTATGGAACACATTTTAGAAATATTACACAATATCTGGTATGGACCAGACGTAGATGGGCTACAATATGGATTAGGTCCATTAGCTATTGCTGGTATAGTACAAGCCGGTGGTAGTATAATTGGTGGTTTGTTTGGTGGCGGTGCGGCTAGAAAAGCTGAAGAAGCTGCAAGGCGAGAAAGAATGAGATTAGAAAACAAATTAAATAATTTAGAAAAAAATAGACAAGCCATAATTAATCCTTATGAAGGTGTAGAAAATCTAAGCGATTTAGCTGAAGATTTATCTGGTCAAATGAGTAATCCTTATGCTAATTTAGGTGTAGCCACGCAGGCGGCTGAAATACAAATAGAAGAAGCGGATATTTCTTTAGCCAATACTTTGGACACTTTACAAGCTACAGGTGCTAGTGCTGGTGGCGCAACCGCTCTTGCACAAGCCGCGCTACAAAGTAAAAAACAAGTTAGTGCTAATATCGAGCAGCAAGAAGCTCAAAACGAAAAGCTAAGAGCTCAAGGAGAGCAAGCGTTACAACAACAAAAAATAGCTGAGCAACAAAGGTTACAAGGTATACAAATGTCAGAAGGCCAAAGAATACAATCTGCAGAGGCCGCTGGTAAACAGTTTGTTTTTGGGACTCAGGAACAAAGAGAAGTAGCTGAAATGGATAGGGTTGCTACTCAATTATCAGGAGCAGAAGCAAGACAACGACAAGCTGCTGCTGATAGAACTAGTGCAATGACAACAGCTATAGGTGGTATTGTAAGCGGTGTAAGCAGTTTTGCTGAAGGCGGAGGATTTAAAAAAGGAGGATAAAAAATGAGCTATAGAAACCCACAACAGTTTATTGACAGGCAATCAGGCCAAGCTTATGTAGATCTTATAAAAACTACTATAGGTATAGGTGAAGATATGGCTAAAAGAGCTAGAGACAAAGCCAAAGCTAATGAATTAAAAAATAATCGTTTAATAAAAGACCGCGAAAAAAACATTTTAAAATTAAGAACTGAGTTTTATAAAAACGCAGGAAGTAATTTTAATCCTGGTGATTGGGAACCTAAAATACAAGAATACGATACAATACAACAAAAAATAGATAACGGCACGGCTACTCCGGAAGATAAACAAAAACAAGCTGAGATATTAGCAATGCCTTCCACTGGAAAAACTTTAGGTGAAAATCTATATTCTAGCGCAAAAAATATAGATAATTCTATAAATAATGCAGGAGAACCAGGTGGTTTAGATTTAAAAGGAACAGATCCTGAAGCGTTAAAAAATTCACAAATTTTTCTTAATAAAATTATTGGAAACAAAGCTGGTTTAGATTTTGTTGACGGAGATGTTGCGATTAAAATTGGTGAACAGCATTATACTCAAAGTGGTATTAATAAATTTTTAGAAGAGCAATTTGGCGCTGAGGTTTTTGGTAGAATCATACCTAACGAAACCTCTAATTTTGAATCTGCTAGGGATTTTTCTTTAATGCCTAATCCAGATGATCCTACTGATCCAGGCAAAAGAGTTATTAATCCAGCTTATCTTACTGATATACAAAAAACACCAGAAAAAAATGGAGATATAACTTATTATAGAGCTCCAAACAAACAATTATTAAGACAACCTGGAAATCCTGTAGGCGCAGAGCTTAGGGCCAATGCGGCTTCGCTTTTAGAAATGCCAGATAACAGCGCTGTCTCCATGTGGAACAACACACTGGATAACAAAGGTGTTGATTGGGATTATGACGAAATACTAACAGATGAACAAAAAAACGCATTTATAGAAGCTTACGTTGATCATGGTTTAGGCGATAAATACTTTACACAACGATATATAGAGCGTGTAGAGAAAGCTCCAAAACCTGAAAAACCTACAGCTACAGAAAGAAAAGAAGCTAAATCAGCTAAAGAAATAGCTGAAGCAGCGCCACAGGTTTATACAGATATATTTAAAAACCCAGAGTCTTATTTTAAAAATAAAAAAATAGGTGATGAAAAGGTATTGAAAGTAAACGTTTCACCAGGATCTGTGCCAGCGGGTGGTGGTGAAGTTTACCCTATTATAGAGTTGGGTTATAAATCTGGAACTAGCACAAAAGGTGGTGAGCAAACTATATTTACTAGTGATATGATATTTGATCTTAGCGATCCAAGTAGAGTAAGAGCTTTAATAGATATGCTTCCAGAAGGTGCTGGTATGAAAAAAGAATTAAAAAAATTAATAGGTGATAATCCTATAGAAAGCGTATCTATAGAAACGTTTGAGCAAA